GTTTGCACTTGACAACGGCGCATTTTCTGCATGGATGGGCGGCGAACCAATTACTGATTGGATGCCGTTTTACAAGTGGATTGCCAGCCATATGAACCGACCTGGCTTTGATTTTTTTGTCATTCCCGACGTAATTGATGGCAACGAAAAAGCAAATGATGCGTTAGTCCGCGACTGTCCATTGCCAAGTCACATGGCCGCACCAGTTTGGCATATGCATGAATCAACTGTCAGGCTTCAATGGCTGGCGCGAACCTTTCCACGGGTTTGCATTGGGTCATCAGGCGAATATGCCGTAGTTGGCTCTGCAAATTGGTGGAATCGCATGAATGAAGCATTGTCAAAAATCATAGACCAACATGGATTTCCAATTACAAAACTTCACGGGTTGCGGATGCTAAACCCTGATGTTTTTACCAGAATACCTTTTCATTCCGCCGACTCCACAAGCGTTGGTCGTAATGTTGGTATTGATTCTGCTTGGAAAGGCACTTTTATGCCACCAGACAAGGATTGGAGGGCCGTTACCCTTGCGGCCCGAATCGAAGCACACAACTCAGCCACCCATTGGACAACTCAACCTAAACAGGACTCACTATGCCTTTTCTAATCGCACTTTACGCAGCAGCAATGACCCTTGCCAACCTTTCAATCGCTCAGTGGGGGCCGTGGGTTTCACCCATTAACGCCTTCCTTTTTATCGGACTTGATCTCGCATTGCGGGACTTGCTGCACACCAGACTGAAGGCATGGCAGATGGGTGGTCTTATTGCCGCTACAGGTCTGTTGACCTATGCGCTTAATCCAGCAGCAGGGATGATTGCAATAGCTTCTGCGGTATCTTTTACAGCCGCCGCAGTAATTGATTGGGGTGTTTTTATTAAAGCATCAGGGACATGGTTTAAACGCTCCACCAAATCAAATGTAGCTGGTGCTGCGGTTGATTCTCTGCTGTTTCCAACAATTGCCTTTGGTGCGCTTATGCCACAAATTGTGGCAGCCCAGTTTTTGGCAAAGGTTGCTGGCGGTGCAATTTGGGGATTATTGATTCACAAATTACTTGGCAAGAATCATGCTCCGTGAATACCAACAACGCACCATAGACCAGCTTTACGCCTGGTTTGAAGCAGGCAACACCGGCAACCCATGTTTGGTGCTGCCGACCGGTTCAGGCAAGAGCCACATCATCGCGGCACTGTGCAAAGACGCGCTGCAATCCTGGCCGGAGACTCGCATTTTGATGCTGACCCACGTGAAGGAACTGATCAGCCAGAACGCCGAAAAGATGCGCCAACATTGGCCGAACGCGCCGCTTGGCATCTATAGCGCCGGGTTGCGCCAGAAAGAATTGGGGGAGCCGATAACCTTTGCAGGCATCCAGTCGGTGCGAACCAAGGCCAAGCAAATAGGCCACGTTGATTTGGTTATCATTGACGAGGCTCATCTGGTGAGCCACAAAGACGAGGGCGGTTATCGGATGTTGCTATCCGATTTGATCCAAATTAATCCGAACTTACGGATCGTAGGCCTGACCGCCAGCCCGTACAGGTTAGGCCACGGCTACATCACCGACGATCCCGCCATATTCGACGCTCTGATCGAGCCGGTATCCATCGAGGAACTGATTCACAAGGGCTACCTGTCAACTCTGCGCAGTAAGCTGACTATTACCAAGCTGGAAGTTGACGGGGTGAAAAAGCGTGGTGGAGAGTACATTGAAGCTGAATTGCAGGCGGCAGTGGACACGACCGATAAGAACGCCCGAGTGGTGCAAGAGATCATAAAACTCGGCACTGACCGCCAATCCTGGCTGGTGTTTTGCGCCGGGGTTGCCCATGCCCAGCATATTGCCACCGCATTGCAAGCCCAAGGCATTAACACCGAGTGCGTGACCGGCGAGACGCCATCCAGTGAGCGTGACCGGATACTGACCGACTTCAAGGCAGGGCGCATTCGGGCCTTAACCAATGCCAATGTATTGACCACCGGTTTCGACGCTCCTGGAATCGATCTGGTGGCTATGCTGCGCCCAACTATGAGCCCCGGCCTGTACGTGCAGATGGCCGGGCGTGGCCTGCGGATCGCACCGGGTAAAACCGATTGCCTGGTGTTAGATTTTGCTGGCGTGGTCGAGCAACACGGGCCGATAACGGCAGTCCGAGCGCCACCAAAAAAAGGCGACAAGCAGGGCGAAGCGCCGGTGAAAGTGTGTGACCACTGTCAGGAAATCTGCGCCTTGTCGGTGAGGGTCTGCCCGGCTTGCGGTGAGGCATTCCCCGAGCCGGTGAAGCCAGCCTTGAAACTGCACAATCTGGACATTATGGGCGTGGAGGGCGTGGACATGGAAGTGACCGCTTGGACATGGCGCAAACATATATCTCGCGCCAGTGGCCGGGAAATGCTCTCCGTGACGTATTACGGGGGGCTAAGTGACCCGCCGGTAATCGAATACCTGGCAGTGACTCATGACGGATACGCAGGCGAAAAAAGCAGGCGGCTGCTGGCCGACATTGCCCATCAGGCAGGCGTGACGCTGGACTATGCCGCTGTTGACTTACATCAGATGGCGCAGCAGATGACAGAGGGGACGCCACCAGCCACCATAGAATTCAAAAAAGAAGGCAAGTTTTTTACTGTACTTAAAAGGACATTTTTATGAGACACCCAGAACCCCCCAGCGTGATTCACTACCGCGCCACCCTTAAGGCAGAGCCGCCGATGGTCTGCCATACCTGCGACCATTACAGGCCCGATGGCATATGCGCTGAATTCGGCGAAGCCCCGCCCGAGGCTTTCGCTAATGAGCCTGGGGGCTGCGCCTTGTGGGTCTGGGAAATCCCCTTTTAGCGTGGTAAAATAACTGGCGTCAGGACAGGGCCGGCCAGCCTTGCATTGCTCTAACCAATGCTTACTGACACCATCATCCAACCGTTAGAGGGTGTCTTATGCCAGTTCAAAAAACCTGCATTACTTGCAGTAAGTCGTTTTCAGTTCCGCCATGCCGAGAATCTGCAAAATATTGCAGTCAAACTTGCCAACCAAAAGCAGGAAATTTAAATCCAAATTTTAAAGGCGGATTAGTGCATTCAAATTGTCTTGAGTGTGGAAAACAAACATCTGTAAAAAGAAACCAAGCAGAAAAAGGTGCTGGAAAATATTGCTCTCACAAATGCAGCAGTATTGCAATTGCAAAAATTGTTTCGGTTAAAGCATGGAAAAACCGAGCCATTAAAAATTGCGTTGTGTGCGATTCAGAAATTAGAGTAAAGCAAAGCCATTCAGAAATTGAGGGTACGTATTGCGGAAAAAACTGCATGTCACTTGGCTATGCGAACCGTTTAACTGGTGATGCCAACCCAAACTTTAAACACGGCAAAGCCCATGTATCTGGTTTTTACGCCAAGCAAAGAAAAAATATTGCCGGTTCTTATCCAAAAGAATATCCGTCAATTTTGTATTCTCTGCAAAAAGGGCGGTGTATAAATTGCACGAAGTCTCTAAAAAACAAATACCACATTGACCACATTCAACCAGTTGCAAAAGGTGGGACAAACCATCAATGGAACTTGCAATTGCTTTGCCCGTCTTGCAATTGTAGAAAACACGCAAAAGACCCTATTGTTTGGGCTAACGAAAATGGAAGGCTTTTATGACCGAAAAAGTACCAAGTGAAGACCATGAGCAAATGTTATTTGTCCAATGGTTCAAGCGTACATATCCAGAAACTAGGATTATGTCTATTCCAAACGGAGGTCATCGTCACATTGCAGTAGCTGCAAAAATGAAGGCCACCGGCCAAGCCCCTGGCGTACCAGATATTTTTATCCCTGCTTGGCTATGCTGGATTGAATTCAAGAGAATCAAGGGCGGTGTGGTGTCGCCAGTTCAAAGGGATTGGATCGCCTACTTAGAAAGCATCGGCCACCGGGTGATTGTGGGGCGTGGTTTCGAGGATGCCAAGCGCCAAGTGATGGACGTAAAAAAGCCCACCGAGTACAAGGTGGGCATCAGTTGGGAGTAGGCTTAAAGGTTAAGTATCAGGGCCATCAGGCCGGCCACAATGGCAGCGGCTAACATTCCCCTTCTCCCTTACAGGTGCCACAGGTAGTGCCTTCGTGCATTCCCTCACCACTGCCATTACAAGCAGGGCAGATACCGGGCTCTGAGTCATCAGGGCCATCGTCGGCCATGAGTCGGTCGTAATCCTTATCGTCATCGTAGTCGTTCATACATTTCCCCATTGGTTAGCCATAGCATCAGCGATGCCTGAGTAAGTTTCACTTCGAATTTTCCACCGGTCAGCACTAGGTGCCAAACGATTCTGCCCACTATCGGTTTGGTTTCCATAGCGGGGTTTACCGTTCACCATACGCGGCGCAATGGTCTGCGTGGGCGTGAGTAATGCCAAGCCTTTTAGCCATAAACAGGTTTTTTTGCTTGCATCATGGCCAAACATCCAAGGCTGGATAATCTGATCGGGTTTCCTGATCTGGCTTGAAATTATGCTCACCGGGTTTTCAATGGCGATCCGTGGAATAGGTGCATCCATCAGTAAACGGACGAACGCCAGCGCATCAATGGTCAACTGGGGGTCACGTAGGCCCCTAGTCGTCCAATGCATCCCGGACACCGATAAATAAGTGCATGGTGGATGCGCCACCATCAGGTCAAACCCATCACCTATAACGTCCATCACATTCCCTTGATAGTGAGGGCCGGGCGCATCAGTGGGCAGTAAATCACACGATAGGGCATCGTGCCCCGCCCGAATGAATGCATCCCGGACGGTACCGCTATATTCACAGGCGACTAATATACGCATATGCTGCCCTTATTTCACGGTTCATTTGTGCTTTGGTGCATTCTGAGAAGTCAATGTCCATATGGGACTGCACCAATATTGCGGTGTCGACATCGATTTTGAGTAGGGCCATAATGGCCCGTGTGACGTAATTCACAATTTGCCCCTTATCTCATCCATCATGTCGCCGGAAACGATACGCCATTGATCAAGCATCAGCGGCCCGGCGCTACGTTTCAAGGTATCAATGCGGTAACTGGCGACAAACCTGGAGTCGTCATAAAATTTGACTAGGTTATTTTCTATGGTGTAAGTCATGGCTTCATACTCCAAAAATAGTAAGCAAAGGGTAAGCCCCAAACGGCCGCGCCGATAAGGCCTTGAACTAGGGTCCAGAATAGTTTTTTCATCATTTGCCCCATGTGAAAAAAGAACGAAACCCGTTCTCGTCTACGACGTAGGCCAAGGGTTTGCCATATGACTCACTATCGATAACATCGGCCATATGCTCTGACATGAGACCGGGCATGGTGTCTGAACCCAGATAAACCGGGTTAGCTGGCAGTGCGTCATATGATGGGTACAGTTTCATGGTGTCACTCCTAAAATGATAGCTATAAACCCTTATGGGGTAAGGGTTTGAGGGTTATTTGTTATCACTTGTTTCTATCTCGCCGTAAGCCGAGGGAATCTCTCGCCCACTATGAGCACAATAAAGGGGTTCACCTTCCCAATGAATGAAAACTTCTGTAGCCTTCCAATCGTTTCCCGTTTCCCTTCTGATCAAACGATAATTTTCTTTCGCAGCTTGGCTATCTATAACCTCGCCGTCAGCCATTAATAAAGCCATTGGATAGCCTCCAGGCCATGCATAACCGCCAGACCTAATGAATTGTTTTAGTGTTTCCGTTTTCATGCTGCTACCTTTTCATTCAGACCCTGAATATAGGCAAACATCAGGGAAAGCAATTCCCGCTTAGAAACGTGGCCACAACTCAAAATATCATCCGAACCGGCTCCCGCATTGACCATGCGATGCAATGAATAACCACCATATGCACCATCTAGATGGTAGTTGCCGATTTGAGCGATGTGCTTGCCTTCGGCGTTCTTAACGTATGGCTCGGACGGTGAGCCGGTAATACGGTTGATACGATCGACTACTGCCTGTAATTGGGCTTGAGTTACTTGCTGCTTCATGGTGTTTTCCTAGTATCGGGACAATTCCCGCCACTGCCCACAATATAGGCAGTAGCTGGAACTTTACGCGGGTACGTACATTTTTTGACGATTATCCAAATACCATTGGACAATGTATTTTTTGGCATCGTCAATTGTTTTGAAAATCAAGGGTTCAACAAATGAACCATGAGCTGCCATGTAATGAACACCATGCACCGATGAGGGTTCACCGTCAAGAATGGTCAGGTCATATGGTGCATATCCGTCATCTTTCGTTGTTCTAACGGTCAGAATGGCATCGTATGGTTTCATGCCATGCGGGTTAAATATCTCTTGAGTCATTTCATCAGCTTGAATGAATTTCATGGTTGATCCTAGGTTAGATTGATTGTTAGCCCACAGAATGGGCTACAGGATGTGATCAGGCACCAAAACGCCGGCCTTCACTTGCCTTGAATGGAGTGGTCAACATGAAAGCAGTACGCTGCAACTCTGGCGTCCCAAGTTTGCGATAGGCCAGACGCTGCAACAAATGGTCATAGTTTTGATTGCAAAGGCGCTGCATATCAGCACGCTCCAATGGGCACTCAATCCATTTCAATCCGTGACGCTCACCATTGGCGCGGATGCTAGCGCGATGCGCCATGTAAGTGGTGCGGTTCATTTCAGAATACGACATAGTGTTTTCCTTGGGTTTGGGTTGCTAACGTGGAGTAGTGTCACGGATTTTATTACAGTCTGTCTGTCACATAGGTGACAGTAAACCAGGTATTTTGACTAAGGGTTTACCCTTACATTTCATGCACAATGTATGCACAATGTATTGTGTAAGGTATTGACATTGACAGTGCCAAAATACATCTACATGCACAACAACCTTAGGGTTGTGCATTGTGTATGGCTCTGTTGCGTCGTTTTGTGCATAATTTGGGGGTGTTGCTGACCATGGGGTCAGTAAATTGGAGAATTGAATGGCAGCGTTGAAAAACAGGGATGAACTGGCTGAACTGGTGCCTGAGTACATGGCAGATGGGCTGTCGATGCGTCAAAGCTGCATTAAAGCGGGTTTAACGGCTCAGACGTTCCTTAGGGCTGTCGATGCTTCGCCGGCGCTTGCGGAGCGTTATGCACAGGCGCGCGGGGCATTGCTTGACGCTATGGTCGATCAGATTCTCACACTGGCTGACGCCCCTGTACCCGTGCTCGAGAATGGCGCCACTGACCCAGGTATGGTGCGACAACGCCAGCTACAGATAGACGCTAGACGCTGGGTGTTATCCAAGCTCGCGCCTAACAAGTATGGCGATAGGTTGGACGTGAGCGTTACTGATACCCGTATCAGCATCAGCGGTGCACTAGCCGCTGCACAGTCACGCCTAGTGGACGTTGTGGACGTTACACCGCGCCTGAGTGCATCCATTGTGCAGACTGTGCAAGATGACGATGCAGATGTTAGTTAGTGCTTACTAACCAGGATGTTAGTGAGTGCTTACTGGGGGGGGTGGCAGGGCCGAGCGCCGATGGTCACGGCTACGGATGGCTCGTGAACATTTTTTATTTTTTTAATATATATTTAACCCATCGCCTCCATGCACTATCGTGCTTTATTTTTTATTAACATACTCACACCATGCAAACCACAATATATAAACCAGAAGATGAACAAGAGTTAATGGCGGTACTTTGGAGTCCTGCATTAAAAGATAATCCTCTGGCTTTTGTTAAGTATCTATTTCCTTGGGGAGTTAAAGGTACTCCACTGGAGTATTTCTCTGGCCCACGTAAATGGCAGCGTGAAGTATTGCAAGATATTACTGAGCATATTGCAAAGAATAATGGCAAAGTAGACTACTCTGTATTGCAAGAAGCAATATCTTCTGGACGAGGTATTGGTAAGTCAGCATTAGTGTCATGGCTGACTATATGGATGGTGTCAACTCGTATTGGCTCGACGACCATTATTTCGGCGAACTCGGAGAATCAGTTACGCAGCATTACTTGGGCGGAGATAACCAAGTGGTTGGCTATGGGGTTGAACAGCCACTGGTTTGAGGTAAGTGCCACCAGAGTAGCCCCAGCTAAGTGGTTGACTGACCTGGTGGAGCAGGATTTAAAGAAGGGTACGAGGTATTGGGGTGTAGAAGGCAGGCTATGGTCAGCGGAGAACCCTGATGCCTATGCTGGTGTGCACAATTTTGATGGTGTTCTGGTGATTTTTGACGAGGCGTCAGGTATTGATGATTCGATCTGGTCTGTCACTGGTGGATTCTTCACGGAGAACACGCCGAATCGTTTTTGGCTGGCGTTTTCCAACCCGCGGCGCAACACGGGGTACTTTTATGAGACATTTCACTCAAAGCGGGACTTTTGGGTGACTAAGGTGGTGGATGCGAGGACGGTGGAAGGGACGGACAAGGCGGTTTATGAGCGGATCATTGCGGAGTACGGGCCGGACAGCGCCCAGGCGCACGTTGAGGTGTACGGTGAGTTCCCACGGGCGGGGGATGACCAGTTTATACCGTCAGATGTGGTGGATGAGGCGATGAAACGGCCTAAGTACAAGGACAATTCAGCGCCTATCATCATTGGTGTGGATCCTGCGCGGTTTGGGGCGGATGCGACTGTGATTGCGGTGCGGCAGGGGCGGGATATTGTGTCTATAAAGAAGTATAGAGGCGATGACACCATGACGGTGGTGGGGCATATTATTGAGGCGATGGAGGAGTACAAGCCTGCAATGGTGGTCATTGATGAGGGTGGTCTGGGGGCGGGGATTGTGGATAGGCTGAAGGAGCAGCGGTACAAGATCAAGGGGGTGAACTTTGGAAACAAGTCCAAAAACCCGATAATGTATGGAAATATGAGGGCGCAGATGTGGGGTGATATGAAAGATTGGTTGAAATCTGCTAGTATTCCGCAGGATAGGTTTCTTAAAACAGACCTAATTAGCCCCCTGATGAAGCCTGATTCACGGGGTACGATCTTCTTGGAGAGCAAGAAAGAGATGAAAGCACGGGGTTTAGCTAGTCCAGACGCTGCGGATGCGATATGCGTGACGTTTGCTTTCCCTGTGGCGCATCGGGAGTACCGTGAAGCCGCGCCTCGCAGGTACTCGGATCACTCGGCGGTGTCTACAGGTTGGATGGGATCATGAAAAAGAATGTATCTCTATCAGTTGGGCGCGGCGAGAAGCTGCCAACGTCCAAGGGCGCTGGTTTGACTGCCAAGGGTAGGGCTGTCTACAATGCAGCTACTGGCTCTAACTTGAAGGCTCCTGCGCCGAACCCTAAGACCAAGGCCGATCAGGGCCGCAAGGATTCATTTTGTGCAAGAATGGGTGCAGTAGCGGCGAATGCCAAAGATGGCGAACGTGCTAAAGCTGCGCTTAAACGATGGAAGTGCTAATATGAAATCAGCTAAACCCGGCCTCTATGCCAACATCAACGCCAAACAAGCCCGTATCAAGGCTGGCTCTGGCGAGAAGATGAACAAAGTCGGCAGCAAGGCAGCGCCTAGCAAGCAAGACTTTGTAAATTCTGCCAAGACGGCGAAGAAGAAGTAATGCCACTCAAAAAATCACCTACGCCTGCGGCGTTTAAAGCCAATATCAGGGCCGAGGTCAAGGCAGGCAAACCTGTCAAACAGGCCGTGGCGATAGCTTATGCGGTCAAAAAGAAGGCGCAAAAGTAATGGTTGACTACACTGGCATTAACAAGGTTGGCAAGGTTGCCGATGTTGATGGGGGCGACGATGTAGAGTACAGCGATATGCTCTCCACCATGCGTTCGCGCATGACAATGGCGGTGGATGCTTACAGTGAAAGCCGGGGCAATGAACTGGATGACCTGCGGTTCATGGCAGGTAGTCCAGACAACCAGTGGCAGTGGCCTGCTGACGTACTGGCGACTCGCGGGGCCGTCCAAGGGCAGACGATCAACGCCCGTCCCTGCCTGACTATTAACAAACTGCCGCAGCACGTTCGCCAAGTCACCAACGACCAGCGGTACAACAAGCCTAGCGGCAAAGTGATACCTGCGGATGATGTTGCTGACCCCGAGATGGCAGAGATATTCAACGGCATAGTGCGGCACATTGAGTACATCAGCGACGCTGACATTGCCTACGCGACTGCCTGCGAGAACCAGGTTACCTACGGTGAAGGCTACATTCGGGTACTGACCGAGTATTGCGACGAGAACAGTTTTGACCAAGAACTGAAGATTGGGCGGATTCGCAACTCATTCTCGGTCTACATGGATCCCGCTATCCAAGACCCCTGCGGTGCGGATGCCCGGTGGTGCTTTGTCACGGACGATGTACCCAAGGACGAGTACGAGCGCCTGTACCCAGACGCTGCGCCTATCAGTAGCCTGCTGTCTTTGGGCCTGGGCGACCAAGACCTACAGCAATGGCTGCGGGATGAGACAGTGCGGATTGCGGAATACTTCTATCGGGAGTACAAGGCCGAGACACTCAACCTGTACCCCAACAACATCACGGCGTTCAACAACACGCCTGATGACAAGCAACTCAAGATGCTCTATGGCAAGCCGTTGAAGACTCGGATTTCGCAGCGGGAAAAGGTTTGCTGGGTCAAGAGCAACGGTTACGAGGTGCTGGAGAAGCGCGATTGGGCAGGTAAGTACATCCCCATTGTGCGGGTGGTGGGCAATGAGTTTGAGGTCAACGGGCAAATTTATGTATCCGGTCTAGTGCGAAACGCCAAGGACGCCCAGCGGATGTACAACTATTGGGTGAGCCAAGAAGCTGAGATGCTGGCCCTGGCGCCTAAAGCCCCGTTTATTGGCTATGGTGGGCAGTTTGAAGGCTACGAGACTCAGTGGAAGACTGCCAATACGACCAACTGGCCCTACCTAGAGGTCAACCCAGACGTTACAGATGGCGCTGGCGTTACCCTGCCACTGCCCCAACGCGCCCAGCCCCCGATGGCCTCAACTGGCCTTTTGCAAGCCAAATCGGGGGCGTCTGAGGACATTAAAGCGGCCACAGGGCAGTACAACGCTAGTCTGGGCATGGGCGGTAACGAGCGCAGCGGCAAGGCCATTCTTGCCCGTCAGCGCGAGGGTGACGTTGGTACTTACCACTATGTAGACAACCTAGCCCGTGCCATACGCTATGTGACTCGGCAACTGCTGGACATGATCCCCAAAATTTACGACACCCAGCGTATTGCGCGAATCATTGGCGAGGATGGCGATACTGAGATGGCGAAGATTGACCCGTCCCAAGAGATGCCGGTCAAGCGAATTGTCAATCAAGAAGGCATTGAGATTGACAAAATCTACAACCCAAATGTCGGCAAGTACGATGTGGTGGTAACGACCGGCCCAAGCTACAGCACTCGGCGGCAAGAGACACGGGAAGAAATGGCCCAACTGCTGCAAGGCAACCCGGCGCTTATGGGGATTGCAGGCGACTTGTTTGTTAAGGCAATGGATTGGCCTGGGGCGGATGAGTTGGCTAAACGGCTGGCTAAGACCATTGATCCCAAACTGTTGAGCGACGATGAAGACCCGGCCCTGCAAGCCGCCAATATGCAGATGCAGGCTATGGGGCAGGAAATGCAGCAGATGCAAGAAATGCTGCAAAACGTCCAAGAGTCAATGGAAGCGCAGACTTTGGAGATCAAGCGGTTTGACTCTGAGGTCAAAGCCTACGATGTAGAAACCAAACGCATGACCGCAATGGCTGCTGCCATGACGCCTGACCAGATACAAGAGATTGTGCTGGGGACTGTGCAAGGCATGATTACCAGCGGTGATCTGATGAGTTCGATGCCGATGGAGCCGCAAGAGATGATGCTGCCACCTGAAATGATGCCGCCACCAAACCAAGGTATGTAACATGGCTACCACATCACTATCCCCAACACCCAAACTTCAATTCTTTGATGCCAACGGCGCACCTCTGGCCGGTGGGCTGCTGTACACCTACGAGGCTGGCTCGACTACGCCACTAGCCACCTACACCGACTCCACTGGCGTCAGTGCCAACACTAACCCCATCGTCCTAGACAGCCGGGGCGAGGCCAATGTGTGGCTGGAAGGTGCTATCTACAAGTTTGCCCTGTACACCAGCGTTGGCGTGTTGATCTGGACGGTAGACAACATTAACGGCAGCACTTTTGCTTCTAATGCTACAGGTGACGGGACAACAACTGCCTTCTCAGTGGTCAATGGTTTTACCGCCATCTACATCAACGGCGTGTACCAAAACCGCAACACCTACACGGTCACTAGCGGCACGGTGACTTTCAGCCAAGCGCCACCATTAAACGCAATTATTGAAGTTGTTTACAACTAGGAATCGCCATGTTAAAAGTAGCAAATTCAATCATTAACG